GTCGCGCCACTGGCGCACCCCTTCTGAAGCCCGGTGCGCCGTCAGTGGCGTACCACCTGCATTGGTCAGGATAAGCAGCTGGTCTTTCGGCGTCTGGTCGATCACTTCGGCAAGTGCCGGTGTGACCGGGATATGAGCCAGCCTTTTGCTCTTGTTCGTCCGCACACGAAGTCGCCGACCCTGGGGGGTTTTCTCGATCTGGCCCATATTGATCTTGATCAGGTCAGCGGGGCGAAGTCCGGTTTCACAAGCGGCACAGAGGATCCTTCTGACCCACTCAGGCGCAACCGCATTGAAAGCCTCTCTATCGGCGGGTGTCCAAACAATTTCCGACCGGTCAACTTCATAGAGCCGGCGCAGCTTGTGGCAGTGATGCTCTGACAACCTGCCCTCTTGCACAGCCCAATTCAGGATACGGACCGCGTGGACTCCTGCGGTATCGTGTTGCTTTGGCGAGTGCCGCCAGAGCGCCCGCCAAGCGTTCACGTCGCTCCTCGACCGGCGGTCTTCAAAAATGGCCACAGGGGCATCCTTGAAGTGCTCGGCGAACCTCAGACCCCACGTCCGAATGTCGGCCTGCGATCTGTCGCCCTTGGGCATGGCAGTGCTCGACAGGAAGTCATCCACCAGGGCGGGCATCATATCGGTTGAGCGCTTTGGCAGTGCAACTGCATCGGCATAGGCGCGAAAGAAATCCGGCGAAGTCGGATAGTGAATCGAGTCTTCCCAAAACTTGGGCCCACCCCGCCAAGCGTAGAAGTGGAAGCGCACACCACTGGTGAGCTTGCGCCGGACGGCGTGAACCCTGTCGGGAAAGCTCTTAGGTCGCACGGCTTGCCTTCCAACCTCCATATGGTGTCGCGTCTCGGACCGTCGACTCCGACTTGTTGCCCGCAACGATCTGCACCCGCCCATCAGGCGTTTCCAAGGTGACAGTTACCTGATCATAGCCTGCGGCAATGGCTGCCTCGAAGGCCGGGCTTAGATCGGATTTCCTGATCATGGGGCGACGGGCCATTCTTCACTCCACGGTCGAATCTACGGATCGGGCGGCGCGGCGCTCTAGGAAAAGTTGGACGTAAGCCTCAGTCAGCTCACTACTGGAAAAGCCGACAGATACACGTCTGCCAAAGAATTCCTTGAGGTCGGACTTTCGTGTTTCTTCGTCGCGTTGCCCCAGGTCATTGAACACTGCCCTTCGGTCTTCCTGCCATGCAATGGACGCGGTGCGGGCATTGACCTGCAACTCAAGATAGGGCGCACCAGCGAATGGGTCACAGACGTCAAGGTCAGCGGCAAATAGCCGTTCGACGGCATCGAGAAGGGTATCGCCATTCGTTTCCAAGATGACCGGGTGCGGCTCAACGTTCGACTTCGCACCGTCGAATCTCAGCCGCCCAAAACGCCGCACCATCTCGACTGCCCTCGCCGGGCGGTCTGTGGCCAGTAGCGTGATGGTCATCGTTGCAAAGTCGCGGGAAGTCATGTGCGGTGCGTTTACGCCCCGCGCCCCCTGCGTGAGCAAATCAGCCTCGCGCAAAGCACGATAGACCTGCGACACGGTTCTTTCGTCCATGCGGTAGGCTTGCGACAAAAGGGTTATGAAGGGTCCAGCTCTCATTCTCACTGAATAAGACGCATTTAGCCCACATGTCAAGCTCTCAGTGCGAAAGTCGCACTAGGGCTGATGCTTCCGCTGCAGAGAAAAGTCGGTATCCATCCGGTCCAGCTTCCAGTCGAGCAACTCAGCAAGGTCGCGCGCGACCCAAAGGAAGGCCGTGGCGCGCTCAAACGCCTGCCGCTCAACTGGGTCGCGGGGGCACTCTGCACTCATGGCAATTACACTGTCCGTTGCCGCCGCAATCAGGTGCGAGAGGTGCCGGGCGTCACTTGCCGCCTCGGCAAGGGTCAGGTCGCGCAGGACGCTGGGCAGGCCGGTCGTGGCAGTGATTGCGCCGGGCAGGCCGGGAATGTTATGGGCAGTACTAGCCATGCGTTGATCCTCCAAGATCATCGTTTCGGTTAGGGCCGGAAAGAAGCTCCAACTTCCTCCGGCCCGTTTTCTGTGTTAACCCAGTTTCTATGTCCGATCAACAAAAAACTGTGATAACACGAACCGGAACGCGTGGCCCACGTCCGACAGGCAAGGGGACGCTTATAGGGGTTCGACTGCAGCCCGACATGCTCGACTGGATTGACTCAGAAAGAGCTAAGCTGAATGCCAATCAGACGCGACCTGAATTCATTCGAATGCTCATCGAAACTGCCCAAAGGAAGTAGGCGATATGGCCAATATTTTGACTGATCTGACTGAAGGCGTTCGGAGACTGCAGAAATTTACTAAGGAAATGTCTGAGCTTGAGCTTAAGGAAGAAATCCTGAACTTGAAACAGTTGCTTCTGGATGTCCGAGAAGAATTGATGGCAAAGGATGATCAAATTCGGGAGTTTTTGGCCAAACTTCAGAAAAAATCCGAAACCACTGAGGTGTTAGGATTTAGATTTGATTTGGTCGAAGGTCAACCAAGCGGATTACCCTATTGTCCAATATGTGAAGTAAAAGAGGGGAAAATGTTTCGCTTAATTCGAAGGAATCGCAATTACTCGCTTTGCGCGAATTGCAAGACCCTACACAACGCGGGTGCAGACGGCAATGTACACGGCGAAGACCCACCGCTGACCGTGAATAGAGAAGACGATGAAGGCAGCTGGCTTGGGAGAGGAAGGGGCTTTGGCCGCTACTAGTTAAAGCATGATTCCCAATAAGGAGATTCCCATGATCGAAATTGGCAAAAGATACACGCTGGTCATGCTTGAGTTGACCGAAGCCGGATACGGCCAAGGATCTATCGGTGTGACAGTGACGGGCCGGGACGGCAACCTCATTCAAGTGAATGGCTGCGAAGTCATCAACACAGCTTCGCCATTGTTTCACTCTCTGGTCGATGAAGAAGGCAAAAAAGCCCATTTCGCCAAACTAGCGGAAGGCCTGTATTGAGCGCCGCGCCTACGGGAAGGCCGCGCTCTCTCGGGGTTTTCCCACTCGCCGAGTAAAGGGGATGCTTCGCGGGGAGGATAGACCGCCAGGCGCACCCTGCCCTGTGCTTAAGCAGTGTTGTCGCCGCCGCCCCAGTTGACTGCCTGCAAGGCCACTGACCACTGGTCCGGAGTCAGGCCAAGCTCCTTGGCACGGCCCATCGCCTCGACCAGCTGCGACAGCGCCCGTGCCCGGCCCCCGGCATCAAAGGCCTGCAGCGGGCGGCCGACATCAATCACCACGTCGCCGCCAAGCTTCGCCCGTGCTTCCTCTGCCAGAAGCTCCGCCATGGGCTGCAGGACCCATCCCGCAAGATGGCGCTGCGCTTCCCTGACCATCGGCCCGGTTGTGCTTTGATTCACCAGGCCGGGCAGGACGCCATACGCCATGCAGACAGCGTTGCGCGCCGCGTCCAGCGTCTCTCCGGTCATCGACTTGGACAGGTCGGGCGACAGCTGATCAGGAGACTTTCCGACATTCGGATTCATGCCCGCCGCGGTCGCTTGGGCTACGCCCTCGATCACCAGCGATGACCCGCGCCTGCCACGGAAGGCCGCGCGCATCGTTTCCATGTCATCGGCAGAGCCTTCCGGCAATGGCACAATCAAGCTGCCAAGCGGGGCATCCCGGTAAACATCGCGCAAGGCGGTCTCCACTTCGTTCAGAAGGGAAGCCGTCAGCGGTGCGCGACGAAGGGGTGAGGTGCCCGCCCATGGCGTCACAGGATCGGACCCAATCCGAAGATGCAGCACCTCTGCCGCCAGCACGGTTTCCGACCTGGCCCCACCTGCCTCTGGCAAGTTCAACCGATAGGCGCGCGGCTGGCCGTCGCGGGTAGACACGTCCCAATCTGATGCTGCGATCAGGCGATTGCCAGTAATCCGAAAGACCGCCTCGCCCCGCAAGGCCGCAGCTCGGGCAATCAGCGCCATCGTGCGCCGGTCAAGCAGACCAGTGCCCTGCACATCGGCCAAGGCAAAGGCCCCTTCCCAAAGGGTCACACAGGCTTGGACGGTCGCGGTCAGCTCCCCGACTCCTGTCGCCCCTATGACGTAGCTTGACCGCGCGGCGATGACAGCGGCGGTATAGCCCGCTCCGCTGGACCGTGTTTCGGGGGCGCGGAAGCGGTTCAATATCCAGTTGATCATCAGCGCCACCTATTCGCGTAAATCATGTTGACCTGCCGCACCAGCGAGCTGCTGGCCCAGCTGCGCGCTTCGATCTGCGCTTGCGGATAGGCGGGCACGGTAACGGCAGAGAGTTCGAAAAGCGCCGCCCGCGTGATGGTCCGAAGCAGGCCGTCCCCGCGCCGCTCGATCCGCTCTCCGCCCGGCTGGACTTGGAAGCCCGGTGACAGACCCCGGATCAGTCCGGCGGAATGCGCTGCAAGGAAGTCCCTGGCCCAGCTGGTGCCGCCGTCAATCCGCGCTTCAAGGACAAGCGCCGTGTCCGTGTCGCGCAGCGTCAGGGTGCCTGCCGCCCGTGAGGCGAGAGGCTTTTCATAGTCGTGACCGGAAAGCAGGTGGATATCCTCGCCTGCCTCAATCCGTTCGGCGAAAGCCCGCGCGGCGATGACTTCCCGCCGTCCAGGTGCAAGCTCGGTTTCCGCGCCATAAGGGAACGTCGCCCGAAGGCGGGCTTCCCCGCCCTCGCTGCGAAGCTCTAGCCCGCCGAGAGACGCCCCCCAGAGCATTACGCGCCCGCCAGCTCTAGTCCGGTCAGAACCTCAAGCTGCGCGCCGCGCGCAACCGTCACGTCTGCCGTGGTCAGGGCGGTAAGCCGCAAGCCGCCGCTTTGGGCATCGCTGAACGGATCCCTGATCAGGTCCACCGCGCCCCAGATGCCCACGAAGATCGGCGCGACGCCACCCGCCGCCGTGGTCAGAAGCGCAGAGACAGCGGAAGGCGATCCCGCTGGGGCGGCAAGGCCATTCGTCGTCATGGCGATGTTTTCGCCCGTGATGATCCGCAACAGGCGGTCCCATTCGGAAAGGTCTGGCAGTGCCGATGCCTGATCATCCATGTAGTTCCAGGCCTCGGGGCGAACCATCAACCGAACCGCGCCGGGACCGCTGGCAGCATTGGCCACAAGAAAGCGGGTGACGGCCGCACGGAAGACTGCGGCCGTAATTTCAGCATCAACCGCCGTGCTGGTGATGCCGTAGGTAGCCGCGCCGGGGATGACGCCAAGCGGCTGACCATCGGCCCCGGTGCCCCGGAAAACGGCCTTGTCGAGTTCAGCTTGCATCGTGCCGGTCATATCGCGGCGGATAGTCTGCTCAAGAGCCTCACCAGACTGCAACATGGCCTTGCGGCTGATCCGCATATGGATACCCAAGTTGTGCTCGGGTTTGAGTGCCTTGTCAGTGGTTGCGTAGACGGTCGGCCCGCCGACATTGCCCAGCTCGGTTGCCGCCCACCCTGCCGTCACTGCCGAAGTTGTGACCGGCCATTCAACGGCGCCACTGTCAACGCTGATCAGCTGCGCTCCCATCTGCGCCGCGACCGAACCGGGGAAAAGCCGATCAATGGTCGGGCGGGTCTGAATCGGGTCAGGGGTGCCGCTTGCGACGGTCTCACCGGCCCGTTGCTCCAAAGCCATCAGGGGCACGGGAATACCCTTGTAGCCGCCCGAACGGCGAAGCTCTTGGACCACCTCTGCCGTGCGGCCCGAAAGCTCGCGCCCCTCATTCAGAGCGCCGATCACCTGGCGCACTTCGAAGGATGCCACCAGGTCAGCCCATTCGCGCCCAGACCGGGTTTCCAGTTCGGCCCCGGCCTCACGGCGCTCGCCATCCTCGGCAATCAGCGCCGCGCGATAGCGGGTTTCGTTCGTGCGGTATTCCCCGTCCAGGGCGTCCATGGACCGGGTTTCTTCCTCGGTCGGCTTATCCTTCCCGGCCAAGGTAGAGAGTTGTTGGCGGATTTCGCTTTGCCGCCGTGCGATCTTCACAGAGTCGAGCATGTCATTCTCCCATGCACAGTTTCGGTTTTCTGCCTTTGCCGGTCAGGGCATCGACAGCGTTCCGCCAGTCGCGGCGGTCATCGGGCAGCGGCTTGTGGCCGCATTCGATTCGGGTCTTTTTCGTGTGGCAGGACGGGCAGAGCGCCTGCAGATTGGAAGGCTCAAAGGCAAGTTCAGGGGCGCTACGGA